CTGCGCCTTAGGAAAGCGTAGTGACTAAGTGGTATTTTAGCGGGCCGCGGAGAATTCCTTCATTGTCTCCCCGGCTGACCGCCCTGAATTGCTAACCCGACCTCAGCTTGGCCGCTGAGGGGGGACGCTCGCTAGAAGGAAAGCAAACTCTAGTAAATAACGTGGTGTTTGGTTAGCACGGGTTCTTCTACCCATCTAGAGTCTTAAACAACCCGGAAGTCAGAAAACTAGACTTCTGTATCTAGTTCTTTGTGATCGTGATAGCAAAGAGGACCCAGTTGTGGGTGCGTTTTGGGCGACGGAAACAGTAGGCGTATGCAGAAGCACTGCATTCGTTTATCACGAAAATTTTGAGCTGTTATGCCACAACTCTGAGGAAAAGGCAATTAATCTTCAACCATGGAGACTTTTTCTTTTAACGAAGAAATAATGCAGGGCAGTCGTACTGCGAGCTATGCTCGGAGGCTGCAAACCCAAGATCTGGCAGACACAACAACTGCCACGCTAGGAAACAGCGAAAACAAAGTGTCTTTAACTAAGGATTCACCACGTGACCTTCCTAAGTTTAAAAGTTCAAGGGACAAGACGGTCAATTCCTCGATTTACAACAAGTCGGTGGAAGTTGGCGTTATGGCAGGTGATCAGTGGGTGAATGTGCGACCCAATTCACTTTATGAACTTTATGACAAGGAAGAGAATGAGGTGATTTCCTTGGATTCCCTACCCGAATTTTACCAAACCGTCTCAGGCCATCGGGCGGTGCGTTACCTTGAGACATGTGGTGGACACGTCACCGAGATTGACAGAGGTCAATTTGTCTTGAGGGAGGTTAATGATGAAGAGCTAGCTAAGGACCTTGACAAGTTGCAATGCCAGATGGAGATGCAAGGTCAGGGGCGCAAGGTGTTGTTGCTCACCAACGGCGAGACAGGTCGCCGCAAGTCCAACAACACAATGGGCGTCGTCAAGGCTGGCACTCGCTTTTTAACCCATGACATGAACAACCAGAATCAGAAAGGTGCTGTCAAGCTGGCGAAAGCTGTGGCCCGGCTGGTCACTCAACGCAAGAACATAGCGGCGGCGCAGGCGTCTAGCCGTCCGGCGACCAAAACTTCTGTGTCCCGAAGTAATTCGGTGAACTTCAAGAAGTCGAGGAGCAAGACAGGAGCCCCTTCGACTAAAATCACGTCGCGTCCGAACGTGAACGGAAGTTTTGCCCGCGACATCATAACCAGTGACCGGACGTCGACTGGTATGTACGTGTCCGCCGCTCTTTCTGGTTTCCAAGTGTTCTACAATGACTCGCTTACGGCTTCCAATCAAGTGTTACTTCCAGGTCAGTCTATGTCTGGAAGTCAGTACACGGAACAGAAAGTGTGTTCTTTGCGCATAACCTACAAGCCGAACATCAGTCCATATGTGTCGTTGTCAGGCACCATCACCCTTGTGTGGGTCCCCAATGCTGTTGAGGACCCTCCTGTTGACGAGAATGATCTTTCGACATTCTCGTTCCAAGCACGGGGAACTCCTTGGCAATCTTTCAGTTTGGACATACCGGCTTCTGATTGGTTTTACACGGGTAACAACTCTGGTGGCACTGAAGCTCCGAATAACCTTGCCCATGGCAGGTTCCTTATCGTCACGAATGTCTCAGCTGCTCATACGTCGATGGGTTATCTAACAATTGAATCGGTCTTTCAATTTAAAGGAGCTCGTCGTCTGTTAGCAACTGCTTCCGCTCCAACCTTCTTTTCTCAACAGAACATGAATGCCAAGTTCCGCACGTGTGATGGAAATGGGAACAAAGTTGAGGCTGGCTGGGAAGGCGAAGGCATCATGGCAGTGAGGGAAAGATCTGGGGCTTTGAGTAGTGCGGCAATCATCTACGACGGAGTTAACAATGCCTTCAAAATCAACATGGATCCTTCAAAGTTTCGTGTTGGTGATGTTATAGGCGTGACTCTTCTTGCTGGTTCCACGGGAGGTGCTACTCGTTCGTTCAATGAAGTGAAATGGGCAGAGAAAGGTCCTAATGGGACTGGTGACTGGCCAGCAGCTTTTAATGGACGTACTAGCACCACTTCTCCGACCACTGTCGGAATTGCTCCCTTCAATTGGTGTCCTTTTGGCTCAACGAGCGACTCACTGGCAGGTTCAATCGCTCCTAACCATTCTCCAATGTTGGAAGTCTCAGGTTCTCAAACCAGTACCTCACACTTAACTCATTTCACCACGAGGTGTGTTGTTACTGATACGAACTCTACTTTCACACAATTGGTGATTCCGAATGTGGTCACTTACACTCCTGCGGTTCTTTCCGAGTTTCCACAGAGTACCTGGGGTTGGATTCTCACGGTGTCAGTTGTGGGTTATGACCAATCCACTGCTCTGAAGATCGCTAACCAGAGGCGAGGCCCAGAAGTGACAAGCACTTGGAACGAATATCTAGAGCGTGAGGGACCGCCAGCAGGTATCTTGAGACCTGAGCAGAGGGCTGCAGAAGAGCAAGAGCTAAACTCAGGTCAACAAGATGACACGGGTTCGGTAAGGTCTCTTTCTTCCCGTCATTCTCACAGCAGTTGGGTTCAAGGAAATCCGACATTCCGAGGGAATGGAAAATTTGTCAGTAACGCTGTGCGGTTTGCGAATGAAGGTGGCAAATCCAAGGTGCGACGAGACATTGAGGCGAAGAAAGAGTCTGACCCAAACCTTCTCCGAAAGGAGGCCGACGCTAGAGTTGGCAAAGCGCGGGCCCTGGAGGCTAAAGCTAAGAAGGCTAAAGCTAAGGCTGATAAAGCTGCTGAGACTGCAGCTAAAGCTCGAGCTGAAGCAACGAATGCCAGTGCTGAGTCACAAAAGCACGGGCAACAGCTTGCTTCCGAGCCTGCGCCTCTGTCCACTGCATTAGCTGATGTCAAACTCAAGGAGTCTGAGGAAACTCTTAAGAACCTTGAGGACCGTAAGAAGTCTGAACGAGCTGCAGTGCGCCAACGTAAGGTTTGCACTTATTGTGGGAAGATGGGCCATGAATCTTCCTTTTGTAGACTCAAGCGTCGTAATCTTAAGCTTTGTGTTGCTTGTGGTTCAAGTGGTCACATGAGTCACGAGTGCCCAAATCCTGATAAAGGATTCACTGGTCCAACTTTGCCTGTTTGTTCTCATTGTGGGAAAGGTAAACATTGGGTCAAAGATTGCCCTTCTATGAAGTTGTCGCTTAAGCCGACGATTTTTATGGGCAATGGGCCAAAAGCTGGCACAAAGCTCAAGATCCTGCCCAGAGAATTTGCTGGCAGTGATGGTGGAGAACCAGATGACGATCCTGAAACAGTTGATGATGATGGTGATTCTAGTTTGTCATCTGATGAAGGTTCTTCCACTGGTAGTCCAGGCGACGTTCAACCTGATGGTGAATTCGATCCAGATGAGGAACAGATCATAGAGGCTTTAGTTGAAGCGTCTGCTCCGACTTTGTGGAAAGATTACATCAACGGGTCGTGCTCGTTCAAATTCTCTGCTCTTTTTGGGGGTTCTCAGCCTTTTGGTCACTTTGTTAACAGCTCTGGTTTGTTGAACAGACCAGCCTTGCGGAAGAAGTTAGTGGATAATATGATGGATGCTAATGGTCTGCGAGGGGTACTTCAAATTGACCAAGGTTGCGACCCTGTTTGTGGGGCTGCCACTATTTGGCTAGGATCGGGGTCAAAGTTTAAGGATGGAGGGCTCAATCAAATGTTGAGATGGGCTTTTGAAGTTGCTCATGGCCTCGGTTGGGGCCAGGTCGGATTTCCTGCTCTGTCAGCAGCAGTTATGAATTCCGACTGGGATGTTATTTCCAGAGCATGCTCTACTTCAGTTGGCCGTGGAGACATTATGATTGAGTTGGCTGGTCAGCGCGACTGCAATTTGGTTGTGATCACCGTCGAGGGTGTTGAGCTTATCAGTCAAAAGATCCAGAATTTAATCAATGATGGTCTTGACCCTTCTCCAGAAGCAGATCTTGTTTCTAGCCAAGGCGAGGATGATTGGGGCACAATTCTGAGTGCTGCTATCTTGTGCAGTGATTCAGCAGATGTGCGAGGAAGGTGGATATTCGTCCTTTTCAACGAAGAGGAGAGCCATTACTCATTGCTTGTACCTCAGCATGCAAGTTATGAGGAAGGCTCAAAACTGTTCGATAACTCCTTTTTGGTCGTTAGAGACAGTGACTTCGAGGAATTCAAGATGAAGGTGAAGCCACCTATTGGGTGGTCACCAGCTTCAATTGGTTATCCTCTGTCCACCTTTTTCCCACAAGAAGATAAGTTCATTCAACTAGAGATGAGGTGTTATGAAAGAACTTGCTTCGCTGATGACCCCCACAGACCGCCTCGCGCGCGCTATGAATCTGTGTCAGAACAAACAACAGACATTCACGTCCAAATCTTGAAATGTGCTTCGATGGAGAAAGTAGAGTTTGTGGTGAATAGAACTCTTCTCGAGGCGTATGTTGACATGCTTGGTGTTATCGAAACAAAGGACGGCTCTATAGACGCCGCTAAAGCCGTCCTTGCGAGAAGCACCAACAGCAATATCAGCACAAATTCAAGGCAGAGTTACAAGTTGATACCCTCTTTCTTGAAACTTCTGGGAGACGAGAATTTAAAAGTTTCAGCTTCTCAAAAGTTTTCCAATGACTTGTCTGGACAAAGGGAGAGGCCTCTTCGGACCGTTTATTTGAATGGACCTTGTAACTATTTGCTTTGGCGTTGTTTGTTTGTTGTTCTGTTGACGCACTTTTACTCAGAGTATTTCAGGAGGAACACCAAGCTTCTAAGAATTCCTGCTTTCCTTATTGTTTACTGGATTATCACCTACCTGTGGAATTATCCTCGTACTGGTTATGTCGGGCCGATCACTGTTCAACGGTCTTGGACAGGCCCGCATTTCCGGTCTTGGAAGCCGTACTTCTACAGGTTAGGTTCTAGTGAGGGATTTGTTGACTCAACCACCAGTTCTGGTGATTTCGCTAGGTCTCCAAATCCCATTATGGAAGGTAATGGAGTGAGGAGTCTTTTGGAGTTTGCATCCAAGCGATCAAAGACTCACAAGCCAGATAGTAAAGTGGAGCCAATCTGCTTTGTGAGGAGAGGTCAACAAGTGATAGAGGGAGATGACATGGTCGTTACCTCACTCACCAATGTTTCACCTCGAGATCTGCTTGACTTGCAGTTTTCTTGTTCGATGTTCTTGATGTCTCGGTTGGGCATACCTTATTTGTCAAGGGAGTATGACGAAAAGGGTTATCCTCACGGGGACTGCCTGAAATTTCTGAGTAAAATTCTGCATACCACTACCGGTGTTAACTTGAAGAGAACTAAACAGTTGTTCTTAATTCGGATGAAAGCCATATCTTATTGGCTGTCGTTCGGTGACCACCCAATTATTTGGGCAGCTTGCCGTTACGTGTTCGAGAGAACAGCTGACATCGTTCCTTTCAAGGGGTGGGAACGTTATGTAGACCAATTCAAGGAGGAACATCTTGTTCCAGTGTCTACTTTCGTCCCACCTGATGTGAAAGTACCCTTAGCTCGTCGGTTGATTATAGCAAAGGGTTCAGATGACATCGGCAGTGTTCCGATTTGGGCTCAAATAGAAGTTGAGGAGAGAATTCTTGCTGGAGATTTCACTTTTTGTGATTATCTCACCAGCTCTCCCAATTACTCTCTGCTTCTAGGGACCAGGCACTTGTTGTCTACTTCTCATGAGCCCAAGCATGTTGTCTATAATAAGGATCATTCTGATTTAGTGTGGTTGTTGAGGAATCCCAAAACTGGCAAAGGCGCGGAGTTAGTTTATGACCCTCCGGACGAGCCTCCAGTTCCTGGGGATGGTTCAACATATGTTTTTTCAGAACTCGATTTGAATTATGACAACTCCAAAATGTCAAAAGCTGTGAGTAATTCCAAGAGAGGCGTTGGAAATGGACTTATTAGAGTTCTGTCGAAGTCTAGACGGATTCGGACAGGCAGTCGCCGCCTCGCGGCAGCAGCTCCGCTTGCTGTGCTCAGTGGTAGCGATGGAGACTTGGGTTTTGGTGCCTATTCGAGTCTGAGTCCTTTAACCACAGCTATTGCCATTTTTAGTCGCCAATGTTCTAAGGACAAGGAGTCAGAGACTTATCGGGAAGAGCATCCCGAAAAGTTGCCCACCACAAAGTTTGTGGCTACAATGATTCCGCGTTTGGAGAACTTGGTTCTGTCATGCTCAGACCAGTTGTCTGAGTTGACAGAAGCTGACATCTTCGAATCTTTCCTTGAGAGGTACACTAAAATCAAAAGTCGGAAGTGGGCCGAGCAGACCCTACTGAAGTACGTTGAATTCACTGACGGTCAGATGTCGGAGAATGAAAAATTTAGGTATCTCTCAAGGCAAACGTTCACAAAAGACGAAACGAATGACAAACCTGCTTCATTTGGAGGTAGAAACTTCACAGTAGCTAGACCGAGGGCTATTATGATGATGAGTCCACCACAAATTATCACTGGCTTGTGTGTGGTCTATCTAATAGAAGTCTTCAATCAAGTTGCTGGTGTCAGATTTCAAAAGAAGACAGACTCACCCGACGAATTCAAAGAGCGAATAACGAAGCTTATGTTTGACGGGCCTGTGGTCACTTCTCTTGATATCTCTTCATTTGAGTCTAGCATTGATCCCCGCATTAAGAAGTTGGAACGGTTCACACTGCTTCGTATGTGTGAAATCGCCAAGTTCGAGCGAACGCGTCAGTCACTCCTTCAGCGCTGGAAGTTTGACATGGTTGAAATGTCAGTGTCTGGTCTGACGTTTGGAGTTGAAACGCGTCTGAGCGGCGATTTTGAGACTTCATTTGGAAATGGTGTTGTCATGTACTGTCTGCAGGAGCATCTGCGAGATCTTAGTGAGCGTAGAAGTCAGCTGAACGGTTCACATGGTGAAGTGACAGAAACTGACGATTTCGTCAGAATCTGCCTCCTTTCTTGCTTTCTCGGCTATTGCTTGAAGAGAGTTTGGGATTCTGTTACGTCACCGTATGTGCTCTTGATCTTCTGTAGTGGAGATGACCAGTTGAATGGTTCTCACGGTGAATGGACTGGAACTGACGATGTCATTATGTCAGGTTTAGTCCGGCTTGGTAGATTACTCATTTACTGGTTGGCGTGCCTGCTAGTTCCTCCAGGCAACCGCTACGAAGCTGTTTATCTTTGTTCAAATGTCTGTGATCCTGTGTGTGTTCAGATTATTCCGTGGGATGTTTATATTGAAAACCCACGTTATGTGAACTTCTTGGAGAGACCTACAGATGACCATTTTCACAGTCCAGAGGACAAATGTGATAAGGAAAAACTGTTAGATTCTTTAGAATATTTGGACGAGACTCCAGAAGCAAGAACTTATCGAATGTGGGTTTACGATGAACTTAACATTTTCGATTAAGTCTTAGTTACTGTTTTAACCCTCATTTGAGGTGCCG